CAAACGGCTGTCGGAGGTCACACCCTCCCGGGATTCCTTTTCAAAGGTCGCGGCGAAAGCCTCGGCCTTTTTTCTTGCGCTTTTCTCCGTCCATGTGGGCGAGACTTCAAAGGGCGCCGTCCACGGCTTGAGCTGCTTTCCGTCAGAACCACGGCCACGGTGAACGCGGACGGAGTAGGAGATCAGCTTGCCGGACTTGTCCCGGCGTTCTTGAATGTTAGCCATTATGTTCACCCTCCGTTCTAAATGGCAACCCTGATAATTCAAATGCGACAAAACGATTGATTTCAGAGATTAAAGTTCTCCATTGTTTATGTGAGATCATCGCAACATTTCCGTTTCTGCTACTGATTTTCACTGCATTGTCGGAGTAAATTAGCTTGGTAAAATCGTTGCTCTCAGAAAGATCGACTTCTTGGATATCATATCCGTGCAATTTAATTAAATTTACAATATTGCTGTAAACGTCGTGTAACCCGCTCAACCCATTTTCAAACATTTCATATTCCGTGCGAAAATCATCTTTTAAAAGAAGATACTCAACACGAACATTGAGGACTTGCGCAAGCAGTGATGCGTATTCCACAGATATTGGGCGCGTTCCATTTTCCAAGTAAGAAATTTGCTTTTCACTACGTTCTTTCCCTCGATTATCCGGCAATTTCATAACGGCCTCAATTAGCTGCTCTTGAGAAAGACCACATGCAATCCGACATTCTTTTAGCCTTTTTCCCATCAGGAACATAGATTCCTTCTGTTGTGTTACTTTTTTCGTAAAAAGCCCCCCCTATCGCCAAAAATAGAACAAAACTGAAGTCAACTGAGTTGTTACATGATGGTAACATTTACGTTACAATTATAGGCGACGTAGGACGATACGTCAAGTGCTAATACGAAAGGAGGCTGTCGCTTATGTTTCAAACAGTTCGACAGGTCGCGCGGTATCTTGAAGTCCCTGAGAGACTTGTACGTCGCCTTGTGGCGCAGGGCGTTTGTCCGGGCGTCTATTCCGGCAATCGTTTCCTCGTGAACGTCGAGGCATTGCGTGAATATCTCGAGGCTGAGAGCCGACAGATTAAGGAGGTGCAAGCGTGAGACAGTATTTGGTGTCCGATCTGCTCCATGAGGGCGCGGAGAATGGCACGACGCTTACCGAGTTAGTCCAGCTCACGGGGGAGGATGAACGGTCGATCCGCCGTCGCATCCAGGCGGAGCGCAAGGCCGGAAAGCTGATTCTGTCTGACTGCAAGAGCGGGTATTTTCTGCCGACGAGCACGCTTGACATTCAGCGCTTCATCAACTCGATGTCGAGAAGATCAAGGGAAATCGCGGCAATCTCACGCGCGGCGGAAGATGCGCTCTTGAAGATGACCGGGCAGGAGACCTTGCGGGGGTGGCAGAATGGCTGAACGAAGAATGTTCGCAAAGTCGGTCATCAACTCGGCTCATTTCCTGACGATGCCGCCATCGTCGCGCTTACTTTACTATGATCTCGGTATGGCTGCGGACGATGACGGAGTTGTGGAAGCCTTTACCGTGATGCGGACGACAGGCGCAGCGGATGATGATCTGCGGGTGCTCGTCTCCAAAGGATTCGTGTCACTGCTGAACGACGAGTTGGTCGCTTATATCACAGATTGGAGCACGAATAATCAGATCCGTAAGGACCGATACCAGCCGAGTATTTACAGGAATTTGCTGGTGAAATTGGGAGATGGAAACCAACGGTTAACCGATGGTTTACCAGATGGCAACCAACGGTCAACCCAGTATAGGTTAGGTAAGGATAGTTTAGGTAAGGTTAGTACAGGTGAGGAGAATAAGGCGGCTACGCCGCCACGCGCGAAGCGCTTCACCCCGCCCACGTTAGCAGAGGTTCAAGCCTATGTGCTTGAACGCCAGTCGCCGGTAGACCCGCAGGGGTTCATCGACTTTTACGAGGCGAAGGGCTGGCTGGTCGGCAAGACCCCCATGAAAGACTGGAAAGCGGCTTGCCGAAATGCGGAGAAGTGGGAACGGTGGAACCGCAACGACAGCCGCAGCGAGGTAAAGACCATTGCGGACTACGGAACGGAGGACTTTTTCAATGCTTGATAATCTTGTTCAGAAGTCGCTGGAGCATTCCGCTGAGAAGCCGGGTGACTACATAAAGGACGGCGTTCTTTGCTGTGGTGCGTGCGGAAAACCAAAGCAGAAAAAGATCCACTTCCCCAGTATTGGTGACAGGCTGGTAGGGATCGCCTGTGACTGCACGGAATCGGAAAAGGCCAGCGCGGACGATGCGAACGATATTGCCGCCTTTGAAACGATGATGGAGCGCCGCCGCATTGAGGATTCTATCGTCGATCCCTCATATCGAAAAGTCACCCTTGCCGATGATGACGGCGCAAATCCGAAAATCTCTAAAATTTGCAGGAAGTATGTCGATCAGTGGGAGAAGGTATCGACGGAAAATATCGGCATCCTGTTTCGCGGTCCCGTCGGCACGGGCAAGAGCTTTTTCGCCTGCTGCATCGCAAATGAGCTGCTGAAAAAACGCGTACCAACGGCGGTAACAAGCTTTCCGCGCCTCTTGAATCTGCTGCAAAACAGCAAAGACCGTCAGGGCTTGCTTGACCGACTGAGTACATACAAACTGCTCGTCATTGACGATCTCGGCGTTGAGCGTGATACCGGGTACGCGGCGGAGCAGATTTTTGCAGTCATCGACGCGCGCTGCCGCTCGAATCTGCCAACAATCGTGACTACGAACCTGACGCCGCAGGAGATGGATGCGCCGGAGACGATGCAGTACAAGCGCATTTTCGACCGCGTGGCGGAAATGTGCCCTGTCTCGCTGCTGATAGACGGTGAGAGCCGCCGCATCCAGAATGCCCAGCGCCGCAAGGAGATTGCAAGAGAACTGCTGCTATAAAAAGCGGTCTCCTGAAAGCTCAGGAGACCGCCCATGATGAATGTTATCTTATCAATTTCATTTTATCATGGGAGGTAACGATATGCAAGGGTCGAAAGGTGAGCAAACAAGCGAAATTGCAGCAGCGGTACAGGCTGGCAAGGCGGACATTCTGAGACTTTGGGCGGCGGTTGAGCGCTTTGCATGGCAGCAGTCCTTGAGATGGGCGCGGGCAATGGAAGGTCGCGCAGGTGTCGAGGAAAGCGACCTTCTGCAAGTGGCCTTTATCGCCCTCATGGACACGCTGCCGACATGGGATGTGAACAAGGGTGAATTTCTCACGCTGTACGGCATTAAGCTCAAGGCGGAGTTCACAGAAGCCTGCGGGCAGCGAACACAGCGGACGCGATGTGACCCCATCAACACTGTTTGCCGGTCGATGGACGAGCCGATAGGCGACGAGGACAGCGACCTGACGCTTGGTGACACAATCTCAGATGAAGCAGCAGAAGAGGCCTTTGAGAACGTCGAACAGCGGGACTTTCAACAGGCTGTGCAAGCGGCACTTGCACAACTGCCAAATGCACAGCGCGAGGCCATCATCGGTGAATTCTGGTTCGGGCGAAAGCCCGACCCAAAGCTGCGGCGGGAAGCGCTGCGAGCCTTGCGGCATCCGCGTATCCGCAAACCGCTGATGGAGTATTACTAATAAAAAACACTGAAACGTCAGATAAAGCAGAGCCGGAAAGGGGGCTTTTCAAACTTTGGCAAAGAAAATTCGAGACGAGACCATTATTGACGCGCTTTTGATCTCCGCGACGGTGCGGAGCGCGGCGGCAAAGCTCGAGATCAACGAGCAGACGATCTATCGCCGAAAACGCGACCCTGAGTTTATGCAGAAGTATAACGAGGCACGGCGCGAGCGAACCGAAGCGGCGCGTAACGTGCTGCAGGAGCGGGCGCACGCCGCTGCGGATACGCTGGCAACGATCATGCAGGATGCAGACGCGCCCGCACAGACCCGCGTGAGTGCCGCGGCAGAGATTTTACGGCAGACGGTGAAGTACACGGAGATCACAGATATCATGCAGCAGCTTGACGAGCTGGAACGCTGGAAGGAGGAATTAAATGGCAACCGTTGACGCACGTCTTGCATCCTTGCGCAAGTTTTTGGAATCTCATGCAAGCGGCGAAACCGTCTTCATTGTCGAGGGCGGCGGCGAATATCACACAAAAGAAGATCCGTTTAACTACCTGATGCAGCACGGCGCATTTACCCATGATGGCAAGCGCATTGTCCTTTACCCGCACCCGGTAGAGGGCTTAGACGCGTTGAGCCTTTCCCTCTATCAGATGCTTGACGAAGCCATTGAGCGCGGCAAGCTGGAATTGCCAGCGCTGGAGAGTGATGAGATCGGAGGTGAAGCCCTTGAATAGCGGAATTAAAGCCCGCATTGCCTCTTTACAGGCGATTGCAGCGCAGAAGCAAACGGGCGTAGCAATTATGACCTTGCTTGAAAATGGCGCGTGGGCGGCTTGCAGAGCGCCACAAAGCCCTGCAAAGGTGTTCCAAACGGAACAGGCAGCACGAGATTATTTATCAGACTGCGAATGTGTTATCATTATCGACCTTTAAGAAAAACAGCGCAACAGCGCATAAAAAAAGAAAGGAAATTTATTATGGATTTTAAGGCCAACATTGAAACCCGCGAGAGCGTAGAAGCAAAGGCAAAGGCCGCTTTCGGCTTTGATTTGAGTAGCGCCCTTGACCTTGTAAAGCGCGGCGACTATGACAGCGACGAGGCGTATTTGGACGCTTGCACCCGTGCCGAGTTGGAGCGTAGCAGCCCTGAATACAGAGCCGCCAGAAGCCGCCTAAAAGTCGAATACCAGGCACGGCGAGAGGAACAGGCGCGCAAGGCACAGAGCGAAAACTATAAAGCAATCCGCAGCAGCGTGAGCCTTGACAGCGTAGACAAGCACAATATCGACGAAGAAGCCGCCGCACTTGCCCGTCGTGATCTTTCCGCAAATCGTATTGCCGCGTCCGATCTGGGCGCGACCATTGAGAAGTACGCGGCAGAGCTGACGGAAAAAGCAAAGGACAGTAAGGCCAGCAGCGCTCTTTTCAATGCTATGCTGCGCGGTCAACTGTAAGGAAAGGAGAACACACCATGAGCCAGTTTAACATTTACGCCCGAAAGCTCGACACGGCTTTCAAAGAAGCCCGCAGCGAATACAACACCGCTTTCCGCGCACTCCAAGAGGCGCAGCAGGCCAGCCGTGACGCTAACGCATGGAAGCCCGGAGACAGCGCCGAGGAAAAGCAGATTAGAACAACCCGCGCAGCGCTAAAGCTGCATGACGCAGAAGCCACTTTTAACGATGTGAGCGCCCGCGTTTGGGACAACTTCAAGGCCACGCGCCGCACGATCCGCGCCGAGCTGGAACAGGCAGTGCGCGCCGCCAATATTGCAAACCCCGACGCAATCGACAATAACGCCCTTGAGCTGATGAAAACCGGCGTTCTTTCCCCGGCTGATTACTCCGCGTTCATGGAGAGATTCGACAGCAACCACACCATGTTAAAGTTAGTTGGTCACTACGCAGCCGAAGCCGCAAAGACTACGGACAGCCGCCGAGAGGCCACAGCCCTTAACGCTATCGCTCTTGACTGCCAGAGCGGGGAGGGCGCAGTCATGCGGGCATGGGATGGCATTTCGGCAATTTCTGACAGTTGCGGCGACGGGGACGGCTACCGGCGCAAATCGCCCGGTATAATTGTCAGCATGAGCGAAAAATGGGACGATCTCGCGGGCGAGGCCGTGGAGAACTTCTGATTTTCGATAAGCGGCAGAGATCAACATTTTGATACAAAGCTTCCTGAAAACAAATTTAAGGAGAGATAAATATGGAACTTAGTTTTGCGAACGGCGTGCAGGAGTACACCGTCCACGGCGTTAAGGGCGATGTGATCATTCGATTCAACCCGACTGACGGCGCATTTATCCAGCGTCTTTATAACGCGTTTGACACACTGGACAAGAAGCAGGATAAATACGCGGATGAGGTGCAGAAGTGCGGCGACCGCGTTGAGATTTTCAACATCGCCGACCGCCGCGACAAGGAGATGCGCGAAATCATTGACGGCCTTTTTGAAGAGCCGGTATGTGACAGCATCTTTGGCAGCATGAACCTTTATGCGATGGCGGACGGCTTGCATATATGGGTAAATTTCCTGCTTGCGCTGATGGATGAGACAGACAGCGCCTTTGCTCGTGAGCAGAAAGCCACGAATCCGCGCATTCAGAAGTACACGGCAAAGTATCGCCGATGAATTGGGGCTTGCCTACCTCCGTTGAGATCGGCGGAGAGAGCTATGAGATCCGCACGGACTTTCGCGTTATCCTCGATATCTTCGTAATGCTGAGTGATCCTGATTTGAGCGGCACTGACCGCGCAGAGGGCATCTTGCAGAGGTTTTATGTCTCGCCTGAGGATATCCCGCCGCAGCACTTGCAGGAAGCTGTAGACCGTTTTACATGGTTCCAGAACGGCGGCAAAGAGCAGGATAAGAAGAAATCGCCGAAGTTGGTTGACTGGGAGCAGGACTATCCGTTGATCCTCCCGCCCATCAACCGGATATTCGGACGGGATATCCGCGAGATCCCTTATGATGCAGAGACCAACACCGGGGGCGTCCATTGGTGGACGTTCCTCGGTGCGTATAACGATCTCGGGGACTGCACCTTTGCTCAGGTCGTGCGCATCAGAGACAAAAAAGCACGAGGAAAGACGCTTGAAAAGGATGAACGCGAGTGGTACCGCCGCAACAGCGACCTCGTGAATATGAAGCGCAAACTCAGTCAGGAAGAAGAGACGACTATTTCTAAGTGGCTGGGAGCGGGAAAGGAGCCTGTGAATGGCAAATGCTGACGGCAGCGTGATCTTCTCCTGCGACTTGGATTCGACCAAAGCACAAAAGAAGCTCAGTAAGCTGCGTGATAAGATATCCGAACTGAATAGCGAGCTTGAAAAGGAAACAGGCAATAAGCTGAACCTTGAAAAGCAGCTCGACGCCGCATCTCAGGCGGCAAAGGCGACGGAAGAGCGCGTAAAGGCGTTGAGGAAAGAGGTCGAACGGCTGAATGATCGCGAGTGGATCCAAAAGCAGGGCTTTACACAGAGCGAGTATCAGGCACAAGTGTTAGACCGCCGTGCTGCTGCGGAGGCGGAACTCAAACAGCAGGAGGAGCTTTTGCACACGCAGACGAAGGAGGTCAAAACGCTTTCGGCTGCTTACGAAGAGACGACCGCCAACATCGACAGCATGACTGTAAAGCTCGACAAAGCAAAAGTCGCTGCCGGTGAGTTGATCGCTAATACGGAGCAGGAACGCAGGGAGCGCGAGGCGGAGAATTCCGCGCTTGCCAAAGCGGGCCAGTATGCCGCGCGTTTCAGAGATCAGGTCAAGAGTTTAGCGCGCTCTATGCTTGTATTCTCAGTCATCACGGCGGCGCTCATGGCGCTGCGCAAGCAGATCAAGGCGGCTATTGCGACCAGCGCAGAGGCATCCGACGCTTTTGCCCGCCTCAAAGGCGCGCTGCTGACGCTGGCCGCGCCTTTGATGGACGTACTCATTCCGGCGCTGACGTGGCTAATGAATCTGCTTGCGGCCATTGTGTCGGAGATCGTGACGATTATTTCGATTCTGAGCGGTAAGTCAAAGAAGAGCATGGAGACATCGGGCAAAAACCTCTACAAAGAGACTGCCGCCATTGACGCGACCGGCAAGGCCGCAAAGGAAGCGACAGACGCGCTCGCGGCGTTCGATGAGATCAACAAACTCAGCACGACAACGTCCGTTGGCGGCGGTGGCGGCGGAGCCTCCGCCATTGCGCCGGACTTTGACTTTGACGAAGGCCCCATGATGGAAAAGCTCGACAAGGTGTTCCAGAAGATCAATGATATCTTTAAGACCATCCGCGCGGGGCTTGAGATCGTTGTGGATGACCTCAAATGGAGCTTTGACAAGAAAGCTATCCCCAAGAGCAAGGCAACATGGCTGACCGTTTTAACGGCGCTGCTCGGTGCAACACTCGGCGCGGCGTTCGGCGGCATCACGGGCGGCGTCATCGGTTTATCCCTCGGCGTGCTGCTGGGGCTGTACCTTGTGGGCCTTGACCCCGAAACATGGAAAACCGAGATGGACGCAGAGGATGCGTGGATCGTGGTCATCACGGCTTTGCTCGGTGCGCTGCTCGGCAGTGTGTTTCTTGGCATCACCGGCGGCGTGGCCGGTCTCAGCCTGGGTGCAATCCTCGGCCTCTATCTCACCGGCTTTGCAGAGGGGGACGAGGAACACGGCGGCAAATCGCAGCTTCTTTCCGAGTTGATCGTCGTGCTGTGCGCGCTGCTTGGTGCAGTCATCGGTTCTATCGTGACGCCGGGCGTCGGTACAGTCGTCGGCATGGGATTAGGCCTGATTCTCGGACTGAGCATTTACAGCGTCCGCAAAGACCCGAAGAAGGGCACGCAGCGGCTTGTCAGCATCGGGCGCAGCGTACTTCTTGGACTGCTGGCCGGTGTTCTTGGCGTTGGCCTTGCAGCGCTGGGAATCGTCAGCGCCGGTACGGCGTTCATTATCTCGGCGGCGATCGGCCTTGCGCTGAAATTCTTCGTCGACAGTGTGGACGATTCCAAAGTCAGAAAGGCAACGTCCGGCTTTACCGGTACGCGCGTATCAACAAAGGCCCCAACGCGCAGCCGTCGGGTGGCGGCGCAGAGCTTAGATGGCAATGCGCCTGTGTACAACGATATTCCGCAGCTCGCACATGGCGCGGTCATCCCCCCGAACAAAGAATTTCTTGCTGTACTGGGCGACCAGAAGAGCGGAACGAACGTCGAAGCGCCGCTTTCGACCATCAAGCAGGCCGTCATGGAGGCGCTGGCACAGGGCAGCCGCGAGCCCATCAATGTGAACCTCGTTGTGGATGGTAAGACGCTTGCCCGCGTGGTCGTTCCCAACATCAACAACATGACGCGCGCAGCCGGTAAGCCCGTGCTGCTGTACTAACGGGAAAGGAGACTGCAAATGTTTATCTTCGGCTATGATGTCGTGCTCGAGCGACTGGAACGAGTGATTCACCAGCTTGTGGAGCTGCAGACGGCGGAATGATGAAAGAGAGGACTGTGCCGTAATGGGGTTAAAATTCAAAGTCCATATGGACGGAATGGACGAGCTGAAAAAAGCTTTTTCAAAGGCTTGCACGAAAGCTGAACACACGGTTGCGGAAGAGGTGTTGAGTGATACTGCCCCATTTGTTCCAGCGTTGACAAAATCACTTACAAATCGCTCACACGTCGATGGAAACTATGTCGTATACCCGGGGCCTTATGCAAGATATCTGTATCATGGAAAAGTATTGGTAGCCCCTAAGATCAACGCCGCAGGTTTTTTAACAGATGAAGGGTGGGAAAGCCGCTATGGTTCAAAGAAGATTGAAATGGACAGAAACCTCGTGTTTAATAAGTCCGTTCATCCACAGGT